CACAAAAGAAAATACAAATACAGGAGATTATGTTGATCCGAAAGAGGCAGATAGAAAGGAAAAGGAAAGAAAAAAGGCAGAAGTTGCTGCAAGAAAGACTGCTACTGCAAATCAAAAAGACGAAAGCAAAGACGAAAAGCTGGAAAATGCGAATTACGACAAGCAATTGGCTGAACTGAAATCCTCTTTGAGCAAAAAGGAAATTACTCAAAATGAATATCATGACAGTGTATATCAGGCTGAGGTAAAACATCTTGGTAATATTCTTGATATACAGAAGAATCATCATGCCAGCGAAGCAAAGGTGACTGAGACCGGAAATAAGATACTTGATGCCATCACTGAGGAAACGAACTATCAGTACGAGAAAAGAAAAAAGGATATGAATGATGACTTGATAGGGTTGGATGATGCCTACAACTCAGACAAAATTTCATTAGCACAATCAAGACTATCTGGAGAAATTTCCACCGAAGAAGAATATCAGAATAAAATGAAAGAGTCTGAAATTGACTACTTGGAAAAGAAACTTGAGATAGAGAAAAAATACGATCAAGATAGTACTGATACAGAAAAAGAAATACTCGATATCAAACGACAGCAGCAGAAAGAAGGACTCGACAAACAAAAAGCGGACGCAGAACAAGCGTATGAATCAGAAAAGAATCTGGATCAAAAAAGTCTTATGAATCAATCGATGTATGATGCGAAATTAATAGATTACGAGAAATATCAGAAAAACAAGACGGATATTGCCAAAACGGAAGCAGAGCAGCGTACACAAATAGAGGACGCTGCGCTTCAGACTGTGAGTAATCTGGCATCATCAGCAAGTCAGTTGTATCAATCGATGCAGTCGAGAGAGACAACAAAAGTTGAGAATAAATATTCGAAATTGATCAAGGCAGCACAGAAGGCAGGGAAAGACACAACGAAGCTGGAGGAACAGGAGGACGCAGAGAAGCTGGCAATTAAAAAGAAATACGCCAATAAAGAGTTTCAGATGACGGTGCTGAGTGTGATGGCAAAGACAGCAGAGGCAATCATGAAGATTGCGGCAGAGTGGGCATGGAACCCGGTTATGGAGGGTATCTTGATAGGAGCGACGGTGGCAGAAGGTGCCGTTCAGCTGGCTGTAGCAAAGAATACCAGGGACGAGGCATCAGGACTGTATGAGGGTGGATACTCGGACGGATATACCGATAACGGGAATCCGAGAGACGTGGCGGGAGTGATACCTGTACACAAAAATGAATTCGTGGCCAATCATAAGGCCGTGGGGAACCCGGCTGTGCGACAGTTCCTGGATGTGTTTGACGCAGGGCAGAAGGACGGGACAATAAGCCTGATGAACACAACGGACATTCTGGATAAGGTACGCATCACAGGCGGAAAGTACGACGGAGGATATGCAGGGAATGGGAACTCATTGTCCAACGCAGCACAGGGAGGATATACCGGACAGGCATCAGAAGGGGTGTCAAACGAAGAATTGCTCATGTATCTAAGACTGATATCTGAATATACGAAGGCGACGGCAGAGAAGGAGACGGTAACCATCAGGGATATCAAGAAAAAGATACAACATATCGATACGCTCGAGAAGAACGCGAGCAGATAGGGGTGTCCTTTTATCTCAAAGGATGAAGTATTAAATTTGCATTATCATTTAAAAAATACGAATATGGGCGTAAACTTCTTGGAAATAATGAAATATGTAATCACGGCGGTAATATCAACCCTCTGTGCTTACTTCTCAATACAAAAGGACCTGGCACTCGCAAAACAGCGTATTGCCAATCTGGAGAGCAGGACGGACTCGCACAGCAAGAAGATAGACAATATCTTGAGCGGGGTAAATGACATTAAAGAAATGCTGGCTGAGATCAGAACTGAACTAAAATATAAGGAGGATAAGAAATGAAGTATTTCACAATTACAGAGATGTACGGCAGCGCAACGGCAAAGACGAAGGGTATAGACAATACTCCGGGTGCACTGGTGAAAGAGAACCTCACAGCGCTGGTGGAAAATGTGCTCGATCCGCTGAGAGCTGCATATAAGAAGCCCATCAAGGTGAACTGCGGGTACCGGTGCCCGGAACTAAACAAAGCAGTGGGCGGTGTGGCATCATCACAACACCTGACAGGACAGGCGGCAGACATTACGGGAGGAAGTCCGGAGGAGAACAAGAAGCTATTCAATCTGATCATGATGTTGTTACCTTTCGATCAGGTGATCTACGAATTCGGGGGTCAGTGGGTTCATGTTTCTTACTCGTCAAGACACAGACACCAGGCGCTTATTTCATATAAACAAAATGGAGTAACCAAATACGCTAAATATGCTGAAAACACTAATAGCTAAATGGCGGAGCGAGACGCCAGTGGCAGCAAAGGCGGTGAGGAACACGGCCGGCGCAATAGCTGCCGCACTGCCAACGGCATATATGTCCGTTACAGGTATGGGAATCGTATTGCCAAACAGCTGGCAATATGCAATCGGAGGTATCACATTCGCTGCAGTACTCATTACGGGTATTGCGGGGACAAAAGAAACGAATAACGCGAAAGCGGAGAGACAGAATATTGACTTAAAAAATTAAAAAACATGGTAAAAGCAAAATTTATCTGCGAATCGAAAGAGCAGTTTATCAACGGTGGAAGAGTAAAGTTAGTGCCAGTAACTTCAGGTTCTGAAGAAAACAAGAACTTCTGGAAATATACCCCTGACGGAAGGTTGGAAATGTGGGTAGACAACGACGCCGCATTTAAACAGTTTGAAGTAGGGAAAGAATATTACCTGGACATAACTGCAGCAGAATGAAAAAGTATTTTTTAATTGGGATGTTCCTGACTATCCTGTTAGCAAGTTGTGTGCACCGTAACATGACGAAGACGGAGACGGAACTGAAGACGGACAGCACGGCTATAACGACATCGCAAGGAACAGCGAAGACGGATAGCACGGCGACGACGCAATCGAGAGAGACTCTGAAGGTGACGGACACGGTAAGTACGGACTCGATTGTGAAATATGTCACGGAAGAGTTTACGCCCGTGATCGACTCGACAGGGAAGCTGACTTGTACTTATCTGAATAAACGCACGACGCTGGAGAAAGAGAGCAAGAAAAGGCAACGGACGGTTACGGATAAGCTAAAACTTGACACCGGGACTGTGGCAAAAAAAACAGAATCGGAAAATAAAATAGAAAACAAAGTGGTCAAGAATAACAATTCAAAGGAGAAGGTCACAAAGAAATCGGAAACAAAAACCTCAATAGGTGTAACTTATATCATAATTTTTTTGTTATTAATTATCGCAGCGGCGGTATTCTTGTATGTGAGATATAGGAAGAAAAAGAATATCTTAAAACTTTTTTGAAATTTATCCTGATCCCGTCACGCTTAAACTCTGACGGGATTTTTTGTGCGATCATTTTCGTGAGGTCACGAAAATGGTGTCCTTTTCAATCGCGTGGGTTCACGTTATATTTGCAGAAAAAAGAAGTCATGAAGGTGTATGAGGCAATCAAAAAGATGCGTGAGCTGTCGGAAAGGAAGATACCTTTCTCATTCTCGTTTATGTCATTTTCGATAGACAAACAAAAGAGCGAAGGCATCATTGAAGTGCAGAACGCAATCTTATATAAGAACCCGAAGGAGGACCGTAACGCATATTCAAACTATATGCTAATGTACCGTGATACGGACACGGGAGAGGTGAGACAATGCTGGCAACCGCTGGTGATGACTTTTAATAATATGGTATTAGAAAGTATAGACTGATGGCATTAGAATTTGAAAATATTGACCCCTGGATTAATGACGCAGGAGACACCGGACGGACGGCACGCCTGAAGCTGGCAAGGAACTTCGCGAAGATAGCGGCAGCCCTCGCAGGAGTAGGACATGCAACGCTGGCAGATGTGGCTCTCATCGCGCAGAAACTAGCAGATGACAGTTCCGACTGGGAAAAGATATTACGGAAGGATAAGGACGATTCAACCCTTTTTAATTTCGGGGTAGGAAAGAATCTAACGGTAGGGGGCAATACCACATTCGGAAATTATGTAAAGGATACATCCGGTGGAGCTGTAACAGTAGATGAAAATCAAAACACATCTGCTGAATTTGATTTCATTAGAATAAGAAAAACGGCTTATTTTAAATCAGTAACTATTGATGAGCTGAAACATATAGGAGGTGAGTTGGCTCTTACTCCTGCCGCTATGACATGTAGCAGGGTTGAAGAACAAAGTGATAGTTACCGCTGTTATTTCGAGACAACAGATGGTAAACAAAATATATACCAGGAATTCGTCGTAGGTGATGGGGCAAGATGTCAACAATTTAAATATGAAAATTCATCTAATGGATACATAAGAACTAAATATTACTGGAGAAAAGTAATTTCAATAGGTGACAATTATATTGACCTATCAAAAACAGAATGTGATAATTCTATCGAAAACAGTACCCCATCAGAGTATGATAATATAGTTCAATTTGGTTATTTAGGAACGGATAATATTAATACATATAGACGTTCTGCCATTATATTATCTACTACTTCATCAGATTCTCCAAGTATGAAGATGTATCAAGGAATAAACTCATTTTCCTTGGATGGTTGTCTTATTAAGGATGAAGGGTATTCAAACGGTATATTTCATACTAACATATATGGAAACTTCTTTGCAGGCACAAAGGATAACTCTTCTTACCTTAAATTCACTGCGGGAAATGGAGTTGAGATAAAAGGTAAACTGGCAGAAGGCACGAAGCTTGAGGATGGTACAGAAGTAAACAGTATCCCGGCTAATATTCAGAATCTGGCAACTAGTATTGATGGGCTTCATTCCGGAATATTCAATATTATACGTAATAGCGGATTTACAGGTGATTATCAGAACCTGGAATTAGACACCAATACAGCACTCAATACAGATACTGAGTTATATAATAATAAACTTATCGGATGGGATAACAGTAACGCTGCCGTGTCAACTGATACATCGGCGCAAAGTGGTTATTCATGTTCTCTGTCGTCAGGTTACATTTCTCAGTCTCTTTACTATCAGCAGATAGCTAACGAAAGTTATGTCATGTCAATCAAGGCAAAGGGAACCTCTATAACTGTTGAGGTTGGTGGTAAGACCTTTACGCAGGAGCTTACTTCTGTTTTCGCTACATACAATTTTAAGTATAAGTCATCTGGAGGAACTACTTTCAGAATAGCAGGTACTTGCGTCGTATCTGAAATTGAGTTGGCTATCGGAACAGTGAGTTTGAACTGGTCGCAATCCCCATTGGATAATCACAAAATGTTCGATCGCTTCCAGACTATTAAATATATAACTGATGCGATGGCCGACGGTAGTGTTCAATTCTCAGGTGGATTAGCATTGATGACTATGATTATGCTCGGAAACTACAAGGACGGAGAGATGATTAACGTCACATCGGGATTATCAGGAATATATAGTAATGATAATGATGTATCTTTCTGGTCAGGAGGAACATTCGAGCAGGCAATAGCGGCGGTTCAGATGTTTAAGAATGATCCTACTTATCAACCTTCAGAAGCAGAGCTTACTAGTATAGCAAAGGCCGTCATCACGCATGGAGGTAGAATTATCATGAACGATGCTGTCGTAAGAGGATATATTTATGCGCTCGGTGGCATTTTTAAAAATATCAAGCTGAGCGGTTCTATCCGCAATCCCTTCGAGAATTCAACAGATAATTTTAATATTGACACGAACGATAATGTAATCGTAATAGGTGCAGGATTGAGTGAAACAGTAGAAGGTAACTATACTTTACCCTGGACAGTAGATAATAACGGACGTAAGATAACAGTCGCTAATTATAAATTTGGAAGTAATCAAAGCAATGGGTACGTTGTGATCAATGCACCAGAAGGGAATTTCTTTTATGAAAACAATGTTCAGAAATCAGCATTAGCGTTCCCAAAGAATAGTATAGTAGAGTTATTCGGTATTGGAGATTCAACAACTTTTTTCGGATGGTTAGTTCTTCATAAAAAGTATTTCGATGGAAATTGGGGAGTATCTATGTCGGCGTTAGCGTATGGTACCGTCACAACGTCTCAAGGGTCTAGCTCAATCCTGAGTACTTTGTCATTCTGGTCATGTAACAATAAGACTATTACCGTTGATAGGCTTGACGTAGGCAAGTATAAGATAACATTACCAAATGAGTATTCAAATTACTTTGTGATATTAACCGGTGCAATTCCTATCATTTCTGGTGGTGGTGTAGTTAATGCGTGTCTGGCTAATCAGGCAGCAACAACATTCGAGGTTCACACACACGATGATGATACTCTTAATGATGGTTCCTTCAATTTTATAATTTATCGAGAACCAACCGCATTTAATCATGTTTAAAATATAAGGTATGGATTTAAATAATATAACATCCGGAAGTTGGGGGAATGAGGCTAACAAAATAAACCTTAATTTCAATAAAATTAATGCCGAGACAATTGCATTACAAGGAATAGCAAATGGTGGAGGAAAACTATTTGCCTCTGTTGCTGATGTTAATTTTGCATATCCTAAACCTATAAAAGGATTATATGCGTTAGTGTCAACTACTCTCACATTTCCTGCAACAGTTTATCAATATAATGGAACAGAATGGATTGCAGGAGGAACTAGTAACGGAGGAGATGCTATTGAGAATATCGTAGCATCATTGAACAGTAAGATCGTTCAATTTGAGGGTCAGAGTGAAGTCCTTTTGATGAGTCAGAAGGCTGTAACTGATCTAGTAGGTACTGTATCTTCCTTAATACATTCTATCGTCGACAATGGATTTCATGTCAGTGATGCAGATGGGAATGTAGTACTTAGATATAATGATGATGGGTTTGATGTCGCTGCTATTTCTACTCACATGCAAGGATTGATTAAAGATATCGACGGTCTTGGATTAGCTCTAGGAGAAACTTCTTTGACAGCCTACGCAGGAGATAAGGGGAAAGCAAATGCGACTGCAATAGCCACATTGTTAACATCTTTGCAGACATTGACATCGAACAATAATACGGATCATAACACATATCATGACGGAATTGTCTCACTACAGAATTCCTTATCCGCCTTAACAACTAGCAATAGCGGAGCGCATAATACATTTTCAACAGCCATATCGGCATTACAAGGAATTATACGTCAGATTGCAGAAAATGGATTTAACGTCATTGATGAAAACGGAAATATCGGAATGAAATACGATAATAATGGCTTAGATGCTGCTTTGCTTTCATCACACTTTCAGAGTCTGATTAATTCGTTAGTGTCTACTGTAATTACATCTGCAAAAGGAACTACCCTTGCGCCTCTGGTTAACTCACTTATTCCCGCTGTGTTCTTACCGTCTTTTGTGGACGACGCTATTGAAATTGACCTTTTCGGAACAGGTGCTATTGCACAGTATTGCACTGATAATGAAGGTAATACAGAAACACTATCCGATAAATTTTCTTATGATAACGAGAATAAGGTCTTCGTTATTGCAAGACAATTCGGTACTTCGATAGATTTAGTCGAGGCGGGTTCACCTGAGAAAGGAAAAATTTACACGGATACTGTTACAAATAAGACATACAGGTGGGGCGGAACCACAATGGTTCCTATCGGTTCAGATATGGTACTTGGGGAAACTTCTGCTACGGCTTATCCTGGCGACAAAGGTAAGCAGAATGCAGATGCTATTGTAAATTCATTAATTCTTATAAATAGATTATCCAAAAACAATTCTACTCTAACATCTATTCTTCAAAAAATAGCAGAGTCAGGGTATAATGTTGCGGATGGAAATGGAAATATCGGAATGAAATACGATAATAATGGCTTAGATGCTGCATTACTTTCAACACATTTTCAGGCTCTTATTAAAGAAATTGAAGGAATTGGAGATTCTCAGAATCTTATAAAAAGAATACTACAACTAGAAATTAAGGCACAGAATATTATTGTAACTTATGAGCCTGGTATTTTCTTCATAGATGAAAATTATAATATAGGAGCAGAATTTAGTGCTGATCTGCAATCAGGATTTGGCGGATCAAATGAAATTTTTTCTAAAGAAAACGACATTGAGTATGACATTTAAAAATTAAGGATATGAATAACGGAATTGGAATTTTTATACCTGGAGCTGATTTTTCAGGGAATAATCTTGGAAAGGTTACACCTCTACAGGATGTGAACATTACGGGATTAGCAATTGTCGCTAATTCAAGTTATACAGGAACTCAAGCACAGTTATCTGTGTCGTATACACCATCTAACACAAATCAGACAGGCGTGACGTGGAGTATAACAGCAGGAAGCGATTATGCTAGTATCGATGCGTCCTCAGGTCTGCTTACAATAAAAAGCGGTGCAAATGCTTCGTCTGTTACAGTAAAGGCAGTATCGGCGTACGATAATACGATAATAGCAACAACTACTTTATCTGTAACATACAGTAATACTGTGGATGTCTTAACTTCGCTAACAATAACCGGAGCAGCTACAGCAGAGAGTACTCAATCTCAATACGCTGTAACCTACAACCCTACCAACACCTCGAAATTGGGTGTTGTTTGGAGCCTTGATAGCGGAAGCTCTTATGCAAGTATTAACTCAAGTACAGGTCTTCTTACAATAAATACAAATGCGTCGAATAGTCCTGTCGTTATCAGGGCAACATCCTCTGTCGATAATACTATTTACACAACTAAAAATGTTGTTGTTTCTTATAAAATGTCAAGTTGGACGCTATACGGACATCCGGGAGGAATCGCTAATTTAAATATTACGCCTTCTGCATATACAATATATGTAGAATTAGCGAATGTATACGGAATTTCAGCGTTAAATGCTGATGACAATAGGAATAGATACCTTATAAGTACCACATTAGCAAAGGATAAGAATACTTACGGAATGCTTGATATTCTGTTATGGAGTTATGCTTTCCAGGTGGATATATTGAATGCAACAAACTATCGAGAGGGTACAGGAAAGGCCGCCACTGGTGAAGACTATGCGCATATTTTCAAATCATGGGGATCATGGTATAATTCCGATGCATCGAAGGTGAAGGGATTCATTTTAAATCCTGACCTGATTTCAAAAATAGATAACACGGGAACTCTAGTTAGTGTAGATTCAACATCTTGGAGTACAGGAAAGTACGGAGGTGGATTATTTTCAAAATGTCTCAATATCGGAGTTTTAGAAGACTCGGGGTCTTCACCATCTGAATTTTCAACAGATGCTTTGCTAAATGCTGCAATAACGGCAGGTACATGTCACGGATGGGATGTCGATTTAGAAATAAAGATATCTAAACTTATCGTATATCCTTCAACTAAATATCATACGGCCGCAGATGCTATAGCAAATCGTGCGAATGCGTGGTTAGACGTTCAGTTTGACGCAAATGGTAAGCCGTTCAACGCAGGAACAGGAGGAACACTTGTAGTAGCAGGATACTAATATGAAAGGATATATTCATAGAATAACAAATAAGGTTACGGGGTTAGCAGAATATCCCGTAACCGTTACATCTGCGGTTTTTCGGCCAAATGGAGTAAATTTAGACAAATATATAAATGAGTCAAAATCAACTTTCTCAGATAAGAATCTATTGGTTTTCGGTGATTCGATTACACACGGTAATATGTGGCAACCTTATTTCAGCAAATATGTTGATTTTGCAAATATTTATACGTATGCAGCAGACGGGATATACTGGCAATGTGGAAATAATAGCAGGAACTGGAATGTATTTACTCAGTTGTTAACTCCTATTTTAACTGCTAAGGTTGGGGGAATATGGGACACTCAGATTCACGCTATTCTCATTTACGTAGGAATAAACGATATCTGGGAGCTATCTACGGTACAGACACAGGCAGAAATGGACACAGAACTCAATGCTGCATTTTCTGGGTACAGTAATTTTAGTGCAATAACAGACCCTTATGGAAATGTTACATCTGAGGCGCAGAGTATCAAGTTCACATTAGAGAAGTTATATGATGCATTTCCTAATGCACTAATTGTCTTGTGTACGCCCACTATTTGCTATCAGCAAATAAGTAATAGTGCACTTCCTGTAAATGCTAATTACAAAGATTTAGCAAATAACACTGCATATAAAATACGTAGGATTGCGAAAGAATTTGGGTTTAATATGATCGATTTAAATGCTAAGGCAGGTATAAATTACTATAATGTGCTAACAAAGACGAGAGACGGATTACATCCGAATGCTCTCGGAGGAAATCAAGTAGGATTAACAATCGCAAGAGAGTTACGAAATCTCATGATAGGAAATCCTTCAGATTATCTATAAATAAGGTAGAGTATTAAAATCTACCTTATTATATATGTAGAACAGTAGGACAGTAGGATCGATAATTTATAAATTGAAAATATGTTAGACAAAATTATTAGCATGGAGCAGCTACGAATAATAGTAGTAGGTGCTGTTAGCTCTCTTTTAGCAATCATCACCCCGACAAAGTAGATTTGTAACATATTAGATTATAAGTTAATTTTTGCACAAATATAAAAAGGGTGATAGTTTTCACCCTTTTTATATTATTTTATTCTCAAAAATATTTTTCAAATCATCAACTTCTATGTTGATATCTCGTTGTCCAACAGGTCTAGTGAATTGCGTTACAAGTTTCTGCCTTGTTGAGTCTGCACGATGAGCTTCATATATTCTGATTGTATCAGTGCAAACATGACCGGTGAACATCTTGATATATTCGTTTGGAAGCCCTCTCATCGCAAGATCCTGAATACTACTATCACGATAGCTATAGAGTTGATAACTTGATGAGAGGCCGATATCGTTACGAAGATGCGACCATACGTCATCCAGGTTATTAACAACGATATTCTTAACGATATGGCGACCAACACACAGCTGTGTATGAAGATTATTAGTATTGCTTGTATGTCTGAGTCGGCCATATCCTATCAAATTACATTCAGAGTCTGATGAATTGAAACCATACTCGAGTAATAACCCCTTGACATCTTTCGGAAGATAATATGTGCGCAATCTCTTCGTCTTACTCACCTCCGCAGGCACGAAGATGATATCATGAATCATATCTATATCTTTTATTTTCAACTTCACAATCTCACCAGGACGAATAAAGCACTGATAGATCATCTGTATGACAATCTCCATGACAGGATTATTTAATCTTATCCAAGAAAGGATTCTTTTATCATCACTTGAGGATATTGGTAATCTTTTCTTTATCTCGTGGTGTGGCTCGCGGAGATTCTTCCAATAATTATCAACCGGCATCAATCTTTTCTTTGCCATCCAGTTCCAAATATTTGATAGTTTTGAGATGTATTCGTTATATGAGATTATCTTTAATCCTAGACTCTGAAGATAATCAGAGTATTCGAGGCATTCACGTGACCCAAACTCGACAACGGACATATTATTATAACGATGAACGACTAGCCACTTTTTGAATGTTCCGACGGTAGAAAAATAATTAAGATACGTCATCGGCCGAAGTTTATTTTTCATCTTTACGAAATAAAGATCAAGGATATCGACAATACAATCCTCTGTAACATGATATCCTGACGGAGTCCATCCTGATTTAAGTTTCTGCTCGAGCACTATTTTTTCAGAACGAATTTTTTTATCTATCTCAGTCTTTGAGTTGCACGACTTTACAACTCTTGATAAACGTATGTGCGCAGTGATCATCTTTCCTGTCTTTATATCCTGATATTTATATTTAAAATAAGGATATGGAGAAAGGAATAGCACGGGCGACACATAAGTATAAGATGAACGCACGTGATGTTTTTTTTCGACAGTTATATTTTCCATAGACTTTTTATTTTTAATATGTATATTGTTAAGGTGATAACACTTTTGATAACAATAATAAAATTAATTTATTTTTCGATGCTTAAAACTTTGAAATACAGATATTTAATATTAGTTGTTTGTCAGCTTTTGTTATTTTAACGCAAAAAAAAGTTTAATAAAAGTCAGCATAAACAGGGCGATACAAGACTGTTTTAAACGAAAAGCGTCTGTTAAAAATAACAGTATTGATAACACCTGTAACATGCTATATATTTATGACTCAGTGTCTTCGTCTTTTTTCAAAAGTGAAACGATGGTGCGCTCTTTTTCGGACACCAATTTATTGAGGATATCTATTTGTGTACGGAGCAACTCAACCTCCTTATCTTTCGAGTCTTTTTCGAGGTCTTTCAGACGGTCGGAGGGCGACTTGCGTTGTAATAGAAAATCTGTTGTTACACCAAGATAATCAGCTAATTTCTCGAGAGTATCGGTGTTACAATTTCTCGTTCCGTTCGTATTGTAAATCACGGAACGATTAATGTCCATTTCCTTGCATGCATCTACGAGTGTTTTACCCGTCCGCTCTATTAGTTTCAGCCAAAATTGTCGATCAATCATGTTGTAAGTTTTAAAAATTGTTATATTATAGCACATTTATGTGCATTTTATTGCACACATTGAATCTTTTTTTATACATTTGCAGTATAAAAGTAACAATAATTTTTATAAGTAGCATGAATAAAAAAACAAAAAAACAAAAAATAGGATTTATTTCCTATTATCACGCCCTTGATCTAATAGAGAAGAAAAGAATAAGGGATGAATTCCTGAAAGAAACCGAGCTAAGTTACCCGGCTTGGTTTACGAAAATAAGAAGAAATAATTTTTCTCCTTTGGAGAGAAAAGCACTGCAAAACATTTGTAATACCAAATTTGAAAACGCATGAGAAACATTGAATTTCAACTAGACTCTGACGGAGTTATTATCAAGACTCCAGATGGCGTTCATCTGATGGACGAAAACAAAGATCGCGACTTGATCCGCGAGATGAAAGAGAAGATCATGAACGATTATCCGGAGGCTTACGAGCTCCTGATAAACTGGTACA